TGTCAAATACCTGGGGATGCCGGAGAACGTTGGCAACTTCTTAGGCAGGCAAACTATCGGCTTTACTCCCCCGGCGATAGAATATGATGTGGCAACGCATCATGTTCGTCACAATGCTATTCAAGACACCGGGAGATTATCCAAATCCCCAATCAACCTGACGTTGCGATGTGATGATGTTGGGTATGTTGAAGCAATCATGCTCAATCAGATACTGGTTCAAACTAGAAAAACAGTGTCATCATCCACCGGCAATCGAGGTGAGGGTTTTGATTTACGGATCGAGTACTTTACAGAAACCAAAAAGCTTTCACGGTACGTAGTTTATAGTAACTGTCGTATTCAAACACTTACCTTCCCCCCTTCCAGATTGAATCTGGATGATGTTCCGATGGAACTTGAGGTGACGGCGATCTATGATACGATGAGTTACTATTCGGATATCGGGGATCTGCTGGTTGAAGTTTAACGAAAAATATCTTTTTCGGTTATAACACGAAACCAGATCCCTCGATCCTTCGCGTATTTTTGTGCCGCAGTCCATTTAGCACTGTTAACAACCCAAGCATTCACTTCCTGTTCGTAGACGTCCTGGCGTTTGCGATTAGTTTTCTTGGGTTGAGAACACTGGGCGGATGGCTTTATCTCGATCATCTCTTTCTGAACAGTTCCATCGGCATCGGTATATTCAACATACACATCCACAATGTACCGCGACATGGTTTCTTTGCGGGGATGCATATACGGGACCACAACAACTTCAGCCCCCCATTGAATGACGCCTGGTTTATGATCCAAGTACTTAAACACTTGTAATTCCCATGAAGATAGGTATCGTGGGGATGTATTAGTCCCCATGTAACGATCTTTATTGATTACATCATACTTACCTTGATGGAAATTGCGTTTTTTTGTTTTTGCCATTATACTGATCTCCGGATCTATTTATATGGAGTGTTAAATCTTGGATAATCGTAGTTACAACAGTCACGGATTGGAACAGGCATTAAAGCTCGACGAATTCTGGGTACTCAGCCAGCGATCGTCTATAGTAGCCGCAGCCTCTCTCCTGTTTTTTTCCAAGATAGAGTATATCAGCAAAGGACCAAGGAAAACTTTTGGAGCATCCGTCCAAGCGTCGATGCCTGTTCATGAGTTAGAAATATTGACAGAAATTATAGGCGAGATTGGTCCCGATACACCGCAATACGCCGATCCCGAAACCGTAGAGATCCTTCGAGACATTTTCATACGATGCGAATGGCTATGATGGATTACGATGATGTAAAAAGATCCACAAGCACACAATATTACGTGTTATCGGATAATATACACGGACGTCGGTGCATTATAATATTGGAGTGTGGGGGGTGCATACCTAGATTCCACGAAGAAAATAATGTCTGGGGATGGAATAATGTAACGAGTGACGGGTACCTCGAAGCGGAATATACGGAACCAAGAAACGATATAGCTATAAATGTTATAGACCAGTCCATGGGATTTGAAATAGCTATCGGTGTGATGTATTTTGTAACAAAAGAAAAACTACTGAGGATAATCAAAGAGATTGATGAGTTGAGTATGTTATGAACAATACGACTTGTTATCCAAGAAACGAAATGGTCGAACTCCTTTAGGTGATTACTTCGATGTCGCTCAGAGTACCACTACCATCAATACCAGTCCCCAGTTCTACTTGCTCAATATAGGTGTCAATCACTGACTGCGGATAGCTCAGCATGATGTTCAGTACCAGATTCAAGTTAACGGTGGCAAGGTTACGTCCAGTACCGACCGGATAACTGATGCCACTGCCGATACCAGACAACCTAAGCTTGGCTCGATAGTTGCTGTCGGTGATGTCATTTGACTTCTGAACCGTGATACCGTCGTAGAGTGTCAGTGATATTTGTTCAACCAGCTCCAATAGTTGGGATATTGAGCTGGCATATACTGCCACTTCGTATGAAAGCTCAATAGGTACCCCAACAGTACGATTTAGCTGCTTATGATCACCAAGGTCGTCCCGGAAGGTTAAAGCTTCACTGAAATGCGATGTAGTCATCCTGTCCGGGTTAATGTCCATACTGGTCAACATCAACCCCATCATAGGAACGGTATAGTTGGTGAACTTGTCATCATTGGAGTTGATGGCTGCAACGATACGCTCAGGTGCGCCAAAAGCCACAGAGACTCGCTGGAGACCTCCTTGGTTGTCAGCCCTCACTTGAAACCCGGACATCGCACGGGTAACCTGAAGTGTAAATTTTTCAATTTGATCATCATGATTGTAGTCGTATACGGTTGACATAGTGGGAATTCCTGGTAGTATGACCCCTCTATTTATGGCGAGCTACCCAGAGGAACTTGTATGATTTACGTTGAAATTTTTTATATTATTTTTTGGTCGTTATTAGTCTTACTTACTGCCGGAGGATTATGGGCGTTGATTCGTTATGGTATTGCATTGGGCGCGCCAAGATCAAACAAAATGCATATTGTGGACTTCATCAGGTGCCCGTTCTTTTTTGGGTTCTATGATTGCTTGCTTTTAGATGAGCCAGATATTAAAGTGATCATTAATACAAAGGAGGAACAGGTTTTCTTTTGGGTCAAATATACGAAGTTCACAACCGTGCGTACTTTGGATAGTAAATTTCATATGAATGTGGAGCCAACAGATTCTGAGGCCGATGATTTTTTTGGAAGATCAGAAAATTATAAGACGATCATGCGAAGATTTGGTAATATCTGTTTGGATTATAAGAATGATCGAATAAGGTCCAAGACCCAAGTGAAAAGAAAAAATAAAATTGACGTAACGCATCTTACAAAAGACCTCAAAAACTCTGAACTACTTTAAGGAATATTTATGTTAGAAGCATTATTACTATTGTCAATATTTGGCATCATGATGTCGGCTGGGTATCTTGAGGTGAAGAATGTGATTATGAATAAAAGCGTTTGGCACGAGTGGCCCTCCGCAACCGCACAGCAACATTTCGACCCAGGGTTCTTTGGCTACCATCGTTGGTTGATGAGAACGAATCCGAAATACAAGATAGTCATCAACCGAGCAGAAAGAAAAATAACGATATACACTAAACCGACGTTAACCCAATTGTTCTGGAACAAATTCGATGAGATGGAACCAAGGTCCACCGGTGGAATGATTGATTTGACAGATGAACAGCTTTTAAATAAAATACGACGCGAGATCGACCCCAGGATCGACGACTTGATCAGAATCCATTACCGCAGCAGCAAAAAAAGCTCGAAGATGAAATCAGACATCACTCAAATCTATAAGGACTTAAGGAACCTCGATATGCTATAACGCCTAAATACTTAAATGGAACTTAACGAAGCATACCGACGCAACGCGGGCGACCGTGACTTGGACACCACAAAGATCATTCCTTACTACGGAGTGACGTATGTCTTTGGGTCATTCAATGACAGCGGAGATTTCGAGATCAACAAAAGTCTGGATGACAGACTTGATCGCCCAAGAGGGGTTCTGGCATATCCGGTCAATGATATGGTAGGTCGCAGAATAAAGACCTCAGCCATGTACGTTCGATTGTTCCGATTCAAATACCACCAGGTAGATACGTTGGTGGTTAGTCAGTACAATGAAGCCAAATATAAAGAAGACTATCAGAAGATCCTTTCTTATTACATCAAAGAGCCCGATTTTGTTGCGGTTCTTCAATCCCTACAAGAGGCCGTAAGATCAAAAGAGACGAATGTGTTTGCCCGTATATGGACACTCACCCGCCAAGTGGCCAAGATAGACAGTGAGATTCAGTGGGAGACACTACTCCGGGGTATCCTTGGTTACGCAGCCATATACGATGATAGGGGTGCTGGCGATGTCATCCTCAAGAAGTCCCCCGTGTTGTTGGTACTCAATACGGACGACCTTGATACTGTAGAAGTCATTGAGATTCTCAAGGATAAGCCAGAGCTCAACAGCCACATCGCATCTAAGATCGATCGATTCAACAACCTGTCCAGTATCTCCAATGCAAGACGTCGTATCAAGAAGTAACCCCCTAAATAAAGTCAGAGGTAATGATACATGGTGTGGAGTGTCAAACGTCCTAAAGTTGGCGTCTACGGAAACAAAACGAGAAGTCTACAGAGTAGGCTGGCATATGAGAAAGTCTCCCTAACATGGAAGACTGCTTTTGTGTGGCTGTATCTCGGAAGTAGAGAAAATGCGACCCCTACCACATCCGACGTTCAAGTTACCGCCTTTATGGAAGTCCCAGATAGAGCATACGCATCAACTCCCGTAGAGATCAATATCTGGAATGAAGAAAACCCAGAGCAATCGGTGGACCTTTCCCAGTTCGGTATAATGAATCCGATCGGAGATGAGAAGCTATTCAGAGTCCACGTCAACTCATATGACCAATTAGGAAGAGTGATACGAACCGGCGATGTCATTGAGATGCCATTCTTCTCGCTTGGCGGAAAGAGGGCATTCTGGGAGATTATTGATGTTGATCGTGAACAGGAATACGAGAAGTACTACTCCATTCTAAAAGCAATCCCTCTCGACAACAAGAGAGAGGCTAATGAAATACCAATCAACAGAGACAACGGCGGTATCTTGGGTGCTTACACCGATCAAGTGGACACTGAGGGGGATGATGCAGTTCCGTACAATGGAGTGGATACGGATGATGTTACCGTAGACGATCCCAATACGGATATGACAGACGAATTTGATCCCCGAGATGAAGACACTAAAAAGTCTTTCTTAGATGATCCAACAAAAACATTCTAATCGGTTTAAGGGAGCTCGATGGGTACATGGTCTATCGCGGTATGATAGGAATAATCGAACTGGCTCAGTTCGTCAAATATGCGTCAGCAGATGAACTCGACGAGTTTCATCTATTAGCAGAGACAGACAGAACAGCGGATGCCTGGGGCTTGGTTTACAAAGTCCTTGGTATCGACCCCCCACAGGAGCTTACATGACTGATACTGAATACGTACCCACATGGACCCACAACGGATTCATGTTCGATTTCATCCCGGTAAAGTTCGATTTCAGTGATATGGAATCGGTTGAAATTAATGGCCCCATTGTACAAGGTCGATGGGTATGGGCTGATTGGTTGCTATCTGGCGTTGAAGTGATACTGAGTTTTTTGATTAACTTCCACCCCAATCCGGAAAACATAGAGTTTGAGTTTAAAATAACCGAGTGCATTCATGCCGATTATGATCACCTCTTCACAGAGGAAGAAGAATGAAATTTGATGAACTACTTGAAGTAGCCATTGTCGGATTTGATTATTCATCGCCACTAAAGGATTCTGATACCGTCAGGGTCTATCACGGAACCTCAGATCTGGATACCGTCATTCTGGCGTTCACCAAGGGACTCTCGGGAGCCGGTCGTGCAAATCGTCGGTATTCCTATGAATTCAACAACAACCCTCGCGGGTTGTTCGTCACTCCGGATATAAAAACCGCAAAAGAATTTGGCAGTTTCGTTATCGAATTCCATACACGAGTTAGAGATTTAGAAGCTCCTGTTTGGCCTGGCGGGGCATTTACTGTTCAGGGCGGCTTGAGCAGACTCTTTGACTCGGAAGACGAGCGGGAAGAAGAAAGATTGCGTCAGCGGATGAATTGGTCATCATCCGAGTTTGAGTTCGTTAAACAGAGCGATCGTCCGGAACTGGCCGGATACTTTCTGACTGTAGGTGAACGCCAGGCGCTGTTTACCGGAGATCTCAACCCGAACTCTATTAGGGCTGTGTGGACGAGCCCCGATCCCAGCAGAATCGGTCAGACGTACCAGCGAATGTCCCCGAGAGATTTTATGAAGATGGCAGACAATGCTCAGGTACCAACCCGGTTTGGCCGGGCTGGGTTGGATCGAGATTCCGAGATCAGTCGTTCCAGTGATAAGAAGGTGATCTCCCCCAGGGATGATATATCTGGTGAAGAATTCATTGACATCCTTGCGAGGAAGTATAAAGGAATCAACAGAGACCAGCTCATAAAAACAACGAGAGAGAATCCGGAGGTCGTTCGTGATAGAGTTTGGAATGACAGACAGTTCAGACAGATCATGTCTAGTTTAGGTTAACGACCGCCATACAGTTCACGAAGCACTGTTTCGGTACCGCCTAAATCCAGGATTACTGGATCTCCACGATAGAGCCCCCAGTTAGCCTTCCTGGATAAATCCCCAACAGCAAGCTGGTTATAGGACATCAGCAAATCGCGCAAGGAGCTAAACGTGTCATTATCATGGACAGAATCAGGCAACTGAACCGTGATACCTCTACGGGGGTTACGTTCATTTGAGATGAACTCCAGTGCCGCATTGAACGATATCCCGCCAAAGAACCCGTCTAATTGTCTATTTGAGATTTTCCTGGCATACTCAGTATGTATCCATGTGGGCATACTGTTGCGTTCGTCATAGTCGATCAATGGAATGGTTATACCGAGACTAGCCAAATACCAGTCATCCATCAGCCGAGCTTCTTCCTCATTCTGGCGCAATCCTTTGGTGTTCATGGCAATCTTGATTACGGTATCCCTGCCTTTGTAAGGTACCTTGAAAGCAACGCGAGCTGAACCTCTGCCTACCTGCTCGGCTCGGTCTTTAGCGTATTGCACCATCGCTTTGAATGAGGTTCCGGGACGATCAAACATAGAAGGATCCCAGTCGGAAGGAAGGGGGGCTTCTTGTAGCAATTCGTACAATTTCATGGTAGAATCCTTTTGAACTGGGTTATATGCCATATATTTATGCTCGTGGAGTCACACAATGAAAGATATCTACGCAATCTATGTTGACTGCTCTTACGGTTTCTATGTGATTCCTGATGATGATATAATGATTGATCATATGCGGCGGGATGCGTCTGGGGGATACTGGGCTGGTGGAGGAGACTGGCGTTTACTCTGGCATCAGGTAGAAAATCAGGGATTCAAATTTGAGTTATATTCTGTCGATAGGTCTCGCGCTAAATTCATACTTGAACTATTTGATTTCTCTCTTACATCGGGACGTGCTGGAATGTTCGTGATCGATCAGGAAACGTATGAACTTATGCTAATAACGCTGAAAAACGTTGACAACATAATGGGGTTGTAGGAAAACACTATGTCATATCACCTATACAGAGACCGAGATGGAGAGGTTGCGGTTGTTGATAGCAGGTATCGATCTTTCGGTAGCATATGCACTAACAAAAAACAGTGGTTTGTTCGTGCAGAAACCACCAAGTATCTTATGAATATCGTACCAGCAGAGTTTTTTGCTGATGATAATGAAAAAGAAAAAGAACAAATGTCATTCATATTCACGTCCTTATGGATGGGTACTATCGACGGACGACAAGATCCGGATGAGCTCAGTATGCTTGCTGACGCGATGGAATTCCCTTGGGGAGGCCATTATGAAATAGACGAAGAGACATTCGATCTATTCATGTCCCTACGAGAGCTTGCATTATTATGACTGATGTAACCCCCACCTATCACATTTTTGTTGACCTTGACGGAGATATTTCGGTTGTCGACAGTCGCTTTCATTTATTTGACTCCATCATAATAGATGGGACTGGTATGTGGCGCGTCGGGTGCAGTCTATTCGGGTGCAGTCTATCGTTAATTACTGGACTTAATTTGGATTTGTGTGACCCGCGATACCTAGTGACCACCTACGACGTACTGAATTCCAAGGAATCCCTAGCCATGGATATGCCAACGGTGACCATGATGGACGAAGTTGTAATAGATATGGGATTTGCTAACGGATCCACCAGCGAGATAAACAAAGAGACATTCGATCTATTCATGTCCTTCCGGGATCTTGCATTATTATGACTGGAATCGCCATATTTCAGCATTGACAACCACCGTCGATGCTGATAGGCTACAAAAAATACGGGAGAACCTACCATGAATGCTATTCATCATCAATACGACAGAAACACCGAGGGCAGAGATTTTGTTATTGGTGACCTTCATGGTTGCTATAAACATCTCATGGATAAGCTCCTGGATGTAAACTTCAATGAAGAGGTCGATCGGGTATTCTCTGTGGGTGATCTCGTTGATCGGGGTCCAGAATCCCTGGAATGCCTAAGACTGACCAAAGAGCCTTGGTTTCATGCGGTCATGGGTAACCATGAGGACATGATGTTCAATGTGTACTGCAAGAAATGGAATCCTCGATTATGGTTTATGAATGGTGGAATGTGGTCGGACAG